GTGGATAGGTCTAGGGATGCTGTGTTTAGGACTGTGGAGTATTGGACGATTGTGTCGTCGGAGGAATTTATTTGATAAATCTTTGCGCCATCAGCTTTTACTCTCAATCTACCCGTCGATAAGGTACTGGAAGCTGTGGCAATTGGAGATGAACTTATTGTTGTTATATCATAAGCTGTTGATAAGCTGTACTCTTCAAACACACCAGAAGTCTCATTCCAAACAATAGCTTTAGTACCATCGGAACTAAGCTCAACACTCCTTCGCGTATTGTTATTACCAAACGAGTGACTTATACTATCATAGCTAATAGTAGATAAATCCCATGCTGTGCTTAGTGAGTACTGATAAAGAACAGCGGGACTTGACGCAGATAAATAATATAACTTTGTCCCGTCTGTCTTAAATGTTATACCCGCAGGGTCGTTGGATTGGCTAGAAAGACTAAAGCCTGTACCGCTGTAAGACCCTGTGGAAGCATCAAAAGGAGTGCTTAGATTGTATTGGTAAATAGTGTCACTTGCAGCGCCAACAACATAAACTTTAGTTCCATCAGAACTAATCTGGATACCTATAGGTACGGCATCCTGAGAGGAAACAGAAAAAGACTTACTGTCATAAGATGCAGTAGAAATGTCCCACGCTGTTGACATACTATACTGGTGCACAGCATCTGTGCTGTGGCCTATCACATAGAATTTTGTCCCTGAGGTATTAAATGCAAAGTCTTGAAAATTACTCTCTTGAGTTTGAACAGAAAAACTCTTGTTATCAGAGGTAAGACCAGAAATAGAGTATAGTTGTAAACCAGACACAACTGTACCCACAGCCTCGTGATAGACCGTGGGTTGAATACCGTTCTTTACTTTGAAGTCTTTATTGTTTGACATGGTTCACTCTCCCCTTGCCGTTATCATCAAGTCAATGGCTCAAATAAGTTCTCTTTAGTTGTAAACTCTGTGCTTGTGGCAGAAGCTGGAGTAGCCAGAAGACGAACATTAGAACCTGACACATCTACATCGTAAGTGGAGAGAACAGTAGCAGTGCTTACTTCACCATACTGTGTAGCAGAAGCTGTTGTACCATTGTGGACGACAAGTAACTTAGTGATAGTACGTTCACCTCCACTGTCAGCAACTACCGTGAGTTCCATAGCTGTATACTCAGCAGCGACATAAGTAGCAATGGCAGTCTCTGTAGTAGCTGTCGTAGTAGCTGTCTGTTCCGTAAGACCACCACCACCGCCACCACCTGTAGATACCCAGTTAGTTTCATCAAGAGAAGGATCAGTAGTACCTGATGTAGCTTGGATACAACGATAGTTGGTAAAGGTGATCGGAGAGTAAACAACGTAGCCTACAGCGTAGGATGTACCTGAGACCCACAGAACGCCACCAGCAGAGGCAGCAGAGTTAGCAGCGGCTGTAGCTGAGTTAGCAGAGTTAGTTGCGCTTGTAGCAGCCCCTGTGGCGCTAGTGGCAGCAGCAGAAGCACTTGCAGCAGCGGCAGTAGCAGAAGCCTCAGCAGCAGCAGCAGTTGTATCTTCCATGTATGCTGCAAGAGCGTTAGTCTCAGTTTGGAATGTAGGCAAAGCCCCCAGAAAAGCATCAGCCTCATCAGCGAAGTTAGCGGGGTCTTGTCTACTGGGTGGTGATGGTAGTGCCGATATTGGTGGGTATGCCATATTAAGTTAATCCTTCTACTTCAATAGCGCCGAATGACAGAGATGGGCCTTCAAGTGTTAAATCAAATCTACGGTAGAACCCATAGATAGTAGTACCGTAGGAAGTATCTTCTGAACCTACATAAACGATTGGTGTTGCCCTAAAGTCAGCCAATGTTCTTTGTATCTTACGAGCGTTCTGTGTCTCAAACTGTACATCAAAGTCAGCTAACTGAGCAAAGTCCCTCTGAACAATGATAAAGTTACCAAAGGCATCTACTTCCTTGCGTGAGTAGTCTTCAATGCTAATGGCTGTACCGTAAGTTGTCAGACCGATACCACTCAGGAACCCTAACACAAGCTGTCCTAGTTCTGTAGTATCACCAGTTGCTGAGGTAACTGTAACCTCTACGTTAGAGCCAAGGTAGGGCGGTAGGTCTAGGAACTGTGCTTGTTCCTTTTGTACCTGCTCCTCGAAGAAATATGTGTACCAATCAACAATGTTTCTGTTGTCTAGCAGAGACACAGTTTGATTGTAGACCTCACCATCTCCACCTACAGTAGTGTCAGTTACAGTCACGTTAGCTGAAATACCCTTAAGACCAAATAGGGCAACAGAGGTAACATTAGAGTTAGGGTCGTTGAGGGTGTATTCGATAAGGTTAAGGTTAGTTACAGGATCACTGATCTTCTGATCGAAAGCCTTCCAACGGTTAGTAGCACCAATGTCAAGCCATGTGGCAGGGTCGGTAGCTGTACCTGTGGGATCGACATTAGTGTTGTTGATTAGAGCTTCGTATATACGGTGGGTAACAGTGGAAATAGCCTTGTCACCAACGACATAAGCAGTCCCACTGTTCCACACAGCATAATCATCTTCGGTGATATTAGTAGCAGTTAGAATACTATCCGTAACTGTCACAGGTTTGATTAGCTGCATCTATTATGTCCTTGTAGCTGGTAGACCATCAACGTCCCACTTACGGTTAATATCGTAGTTACGCTTCACATACTTAGCATTACTTGCTTGCATCTGACGTTGCTCACTCCGTAGACCTGAGACTTCCCTACGAAGGTCATTGACAGCTTCCTTGAGGTCAGGGTCTTTGAACATACCAGAGGTTTGGTTATGTGAGAAGATACGAGATGGGCCAGTAGCTTCAAGCTCAGGGCCACGCTCACCAACCATACGGAGACCACCAGTGTGATAACCCCCCATAGCAAACTGTTTGCCCCTTGTAGCATTATCCATGTTAATAGCAAGGCCAGTAGCATTGGAAAGGGCTTGTTGGATTTGAGCGCCAGTTTGACCAGAGGTTTGAATATTGTTTTGTGCAGCAGCAGCCATCAGGTCAGCAGCACCTCTGATATTACCTAAATCGTAACCTTGGTATTTTTCACCAGTCAACTTTATTCCAGCGGCGGCAGCACCTGTACCAGCACCAGCAGTACCAACAGCAGCAGCAGCTTTAGCAGCAGCTTGAGCAGAGGCTAGGGCTTCAATGGCACTACGAAGTGTACCAATAGCTTCCTCAACAGACTTAACATTTGTATCAATACCAAGTAAGGCATTGTACTGGTCAACTTGCATTTGGTACTGTTTGTCGAGAGCCTCAAGCTGTGCATCAAGGTCAACCTGAGCCTGAGCAATCTGTTCCTCTAAAAGGAGAACCGACTTCTCATCAGCAGTTAACTGTACTTGTGCTACCTTCTTAGCTTCTTCAAGGGTAATGCTAGTACGAGAGAAGTCTCTTGCGTAGTCCACGAAGGAGCTAAACAAGCCCTCTGAGGGTTCAGCTACAACGTCAAGTGCTTCCTCTAGCTTTCTTTCGTCGGAGAAGTCACCCCCACGAATAAACCCTAGAGCGCCTTCCCTACGAGAAAGTGATTGACCAATACCAGAAGTTATTGAACGACCAGATACTGCACTCTCAAGCATACTGTATATACTGTTGCTACGGGCCATAGTTTCGTTAGCAACATCAAGGCGTTTATTGAGACCATCTACGATAGATGTAAAGGCATCACGCAAGCGTTTCTTTTCGGCCTCTATAGAAGCGCCAAGGGAAGCAAATGCACTCTGTACAGAAGCCTGAGCATCCTCAAGGTTGTAGACCATCTGTGCTAGCGGTCGGTTCAACTCGTGCATAGCCGACAGTTCAGCTTCACGCTGTCGTGTCAAGATAGCTTGGTTGTTACCTAAGAGTTGATCCAGACGGTTCTGTAGTTGCATACGCTGGTTAGCAGCCTCAAGCAACTCGTTCATTGTCTCAAAGTGACCAGTCAGAGAGGCAAAGCTATCGCCCATCTTATTGATCTCTTCGTTGATCTTCTCTAGTTGTTGCTCTTCGGTTAGACCTTTTAGCGACAGTTTGAACTGGTAGCTAAAGTCATCAAAAGCACTTGCACCGATACCTAGAGTACCAGCAGCATCAATTATGCTTTGTTGCATGTTACCGATAGCTTCAATCAGTGGGTCAGCAACTTCTGCACTTGCAGCTTCGTAACCTGTTTTAGCTCTGGACTTTAGTAACCCAAACAAACGACTACTCTGTGTCGTCTTGAATGTTTCGATTGCTACGTCAAAACCTTCGATGGTGGTTCTTAGGCCACTGTCGAGGAGCTTAGTCTTCTTGCTCAAGAGACCTACGACTACAGCTACAGCGGCAATAGCTGGGATTGCAGCACCTAGAGTAGCAGCGAAACCTGCACCACCAGCAGCTACGGTTGAACCTCCACTTAGTAGTGTACCAAGGGAACCAAAGGAAGCCCCAAAGCCAGCCCCTATACCTCCACCAAAGGCGCTAATACCTGTCCCTAAACCACCCAAGAGACCTGTACCAGCAGCACCCCCGCCAGCGAAAGAACCCATGAAAGAACCTATGGGGCCAAAAGCAGCATTACCACCAACACCAGCCACATTGCCAGCAGCAGCAGAAGCTGCAAACCCAGAGCCACCCATGCCCAGCGACAGCATGATCTTATTACGAGCGGCAGTGGCAATCATCTGTGAGATCATCGACTTGAATGAACCGACGATAGATTTTGCGAAGCTCTTGAAGTCCTTTAGGCCATCAGCTATGAAGTCACCGAAGGCATTAGATACACTGTCAATAGCCTTAACCATTGGTGCCTCTAGTTCCTTACGGAGTGCCTCAGCAGCCTTCTCAGCATCTTTCGTAGCCTTAGTGGCTTTTTTGAGGCTCTTTTCGTATTCCGCTAGACCATTGAACTTCTGTGAGCCACCGTACTTAAATGAACCAGCGCCACCGAAAGCATCAAGTCCAACCTCAGCCTCTTTCTTAGCTTGTCGTATTAAGTCTAAAGCTGCCGCAAATGGGATTGCCAGCCTTTCAGCCATCTCCGTTATCTTATTATTTAACTCTTCAAGCTCTTTTATGCGGATGGCAGCTTGTTCCCTCTCATACTTAGAGTTAGCTGCCGTTAATTCTCTTTCTTTGTCAGCTTGATTAGTTAAGATTGCTAGATCGCCAGCAGCATCAAGTTCCTTCTCTCTTTTTACATAAGCAGCATTTGCTTTAAATAGGGCAATCTCAAGTTCAGCTAGGGTATTTATATTCTCTACTCTGTCCTCTTCCGCTATTGCTTCTGCTCTCTTCCTGTCATCAGCTAATAGCTTTGCGTCCAAAGCCCTAGCCTTGGCAAGCATCTTAAGGCCAGCTTCTTGATTCTTTACAGCCCGCTCTTGTTTCTTTGCCGCATCCTCCTGTAGTTGTGCAAGTATACCAGACTCAGCTAGAATTTTGTGTAACTGATCCTTCATGCTCTGTGTAGCAGTGTCACTATTGGTGATAGATTTAGAGACCTTTAACATATTCTCAGCGAATTTTTCGGATGGGCCTTGGAGGGCTGTCTGTATCCCCGTAAGGAATTTACCAGCCTCAACTTGCATCTCTGCAATAGCTATCATCTCTTGTACTATCTTGTTTTTTGTAGCCTTGGGGAGATTATCGTCAGAAACATCTATTAAGGCTTGTCGAGAGGATTTCTTTTCAGTTAACTCATCCATCATGTCAGAGATATTGTTAACTAGAGGCATAAGGCTTTTAGCAAGAGCCTCTTTGGCAATTTCAGCCTTCATCTCTTTATAGGTGCGTAGTAAATTCTGTAGCTCTTCTGTAGCTCCGTCAAATACTCCCTCAAGCGAGAAAGTCATAGCCTCAGCTACATCATCTGTAACCGACTCTAAATCTTCGATGGCTTTTTTCAGAGCGTCTAAGTCTTTTGAAGCACTTTCAGCACTGCCGCCCATTTCCACGAACATACGACCAACGGCACTACCGATAGGGATAAGGATACCAAGGGCGGCAGATAAACCAACGGCAGCGCCCACGCTCAACCCAAGTGGGCCAGCAACCATAGGTAGGATACCGACTAGCTGAGAAGCCTGTTGGCTAAATGCGACAAATGCACTTGTTCCACCTTGAACCTGTACAGCAAAGTCACCGAACTGATAACCAAGCTGTTGAACAGCCATGTTTGAGCCGTTCATTTTATTCTTGGTTTGATGCAACGCAGCATTTTGCTTTTGTGTAGCAAGAGTAACCCTCTCTTGCCTCGTAGCTAAGTAGTCTTGAACTTTAGCTAGTCTTTGAGACGCTATAGCAGCTTTGTTTTGAGCTACAGTCTGATTAACCAGAGCGTTCTTATACTTTACTACAGCACCATAAGCCTGAGTGCCTGTCATACCAGTTAATCTCTTTAGCTCTCTTCCGTAAGCTATGAGTGCCTTTCTCTGGCGGTCTTGGGTCACAGTTCCAGAAGTTATCTCTTTAGATAGTTTAGCTAGAGACTTCTCCATTCTCTCAACACCAGTGAGAGCCGTTTTAAGAGACTTACCCTTGTCAACGACTTCATATTGGATTTGAATCAGGTCAGCCATTATCTTCCTCGCCAGTAGTTTTAATCCAGAGGTTATCCAGAGACTTTATAATGCTTACCTCCCAAGGCGAAAGGTCTACACTTGTAATATCACACCATGCTTTAATGATGTCATAAGATATTGGGTTAGGGCCACTCATACCGTAAGTTCTACCATCGTGTAGCTCTATGAAGGTTGCCCATAAGTGAGAGGCTGCATCAGGGAAGATTGCGTCAGCATTAGCCTGTTCAACTTCCGCTAGTTCTTTGCCTAGCTGTTTGGCGACTTGGGCTAGGTGGTCGGCCTCTGTAGCCTTACCTTTGCTACCAGAGACCTTCCTACCCATCCTAAAGGAATACTCAGCGTACTCCTCTAGTTCAGCCTTTACTTGTCCAAAAAAGCCTGTGCATCACCCAAGGCAGCATCAACCTGTTCACGAACCCAAGGGAGTGCTTCAAACACTTCTCGTACCTTAGCTTCTGTACAGTCTGGTTGTTCACCACTAAGGGTAATGTTCCATCCACTCACGCACTTTACCAGAAGGTCTAATGCGGATGCTTCAATTTCCTCAGCAGTGAGGTTGAGCTTACCACCAGTCCGTTGCGCTTTCATCAAGCGGCGGTTCTGTTGAGCGTGAGAGATAGTTTTGTATTTCTTCGAGTATGGCCCATGTACTGTAATGGTCATCTCTGAACGATCCTCATTAGTCAGGATTTCAGAGTTAACGGGATTGTACAGGGTTACATCTGTAGTTTCTTTAGTAGTACCAATGTTCATCAAGTCCATGTCGGGATTCCTTTTGATGTGTTGTCGAGGTTATGTCGGGTGATTTATAGTGGGGAGGCATCAGACCCGACACCAACGCCTCCCCGCCCTAGCTAGGGATTACGCTGTGCGTGTCATCTTCAAGTTTGTATTCTCAGTTGTGTCGTACAGAGCCACGAATGGCAGTGTAATCAAACGAGACTGAGGGTTTTGAAGTGGTACAGACGCACCATTATATTTTACACGAGGGAACTCAAATGTATATGCGTTGGAGCCTGTAGGATCGTCAACAGATACGGTGATTGAGCTTTCAGTTTCGTTCAGGAACTTGTTAATGAGTGTTTCATCTTCGTAGTAAACTGTCATTGTACCTTCAACAACAGCACTACCAAACTCAAGAGACTGTGCATTGTCAGCGCCAACTACGAAGGTAGGAGCCAAAGAGTTAGAGAGGCTAAAGTCAATAGAGGTAACAATGGAAATACCTGAACCACCATCTGTGATAGTACCTGAGTAGCTATCGAAAGGTGAGTTAGTTGTCGAAGCTGTTGGTGTACCACCAGTGGAACCTGTTGTACCAGCCTGTGTCATACCTTTGCCAACCATGTCGAAAGTCGCTGTGACCATTTGGTTAGGGGCGATGGAAAAGCTGGCGGTAGAAACTGCCATACCTGTGAACAGACGGAACTGAGCAATGTCGTTAGCTGCATCTTCGATTGTAAAGAACTTAGGTGTAGTACCAACCTTCAAGACGTTTGTAGCATACGAGTTAAAGAAAGCTGATTCTAGCAGTTCGTCATAGTCACCTTTACGGAGATCAACTTCGATAGAGCCACCAGCTTGCTTGTTACCGTGACGGTCAACTCGTGTCATACGGTCAGCTTGGATTTCATTACCTTCAACACGATCTTTGGTCAAGTCCAAGGAGTGTGAGTTAATCGGAAGGTTAGCGAAAGTGGGTGTGGATGGCGTAGTGCCGAAAGATGTCTCTGCAATGTACGAGAGACTGGAACGGCTACCTTGTGCAAAAGCCATGTTTATTCTCCTTCAAGAATAGGATTAGTATTTGTTGGTTTCTTAGCTTTTGGCTTTTCCGTGCAGGAAGGATCAACAGCCGTAGCTACTTTAGCGGGAACCTCATCTCCGATGAGATATGTCTTGCCTGAGTAGACAAAATTCTTACTTGCTTTAGTCATAGTGGTTCTTTCTTTATGAGTAGATATACCAGCCGATATTAACTACCGTGTAATACCACGGGCTATCTACGAAGCCATTGTCTCTCTCAGCGTAGTCAATGGAGACTATGAATGTCTCAGCATCACCGTTAGTGAAAGAAATGTCTGTTGTAGCTTCAAAGGCTGTCATAACCTTGTTGGATATATCGTCAGCAGTAGACGGGCCATTACCTTCGGGTGTGTAACAGAATACACGGAAGACACCTTGATACCGTTGTTGCGGATTTAAGCCTCGTACAGCGGGTCTACGAGACGTTGGGACAAAGGATACCTTGAGGAAGCTAGTGCCTGTCTGAGGCTCAAATGAGACGTTCTCATAGGCTATTCCAGAGGGTAGTCCAGCGGTATTAGCTAAGTGGCTCTCAAGAGCGGCACGAATGTCATTGTAAATACTCATCCGAACTGGTTCCTAATCTTTGCGAAGACATGGTATCCCGAGCGTCTCCAGTTAGTACCATCCTCAACATCTCTAGCGTGAGGGGATCGGTTACGAAGAGTGAACCTTGCATCACCAGACTCTAGAGTTGTCTTAAAGTCTATACGATCTATGTCACCGATAAGCTGAGAGTAGGCTTGGTCTTTCATGGCTTGTGGGTTCTGGTTCTTGGGCCTGTTGTCTGAACTTTTGCTCCTACCGCCACCAAAACCTGCTTTACCAATGGAAAATGAAGTTACATAAGCACCTGTGTCGATAGATTGGTCAGGGACAGCAACATAAACTGCGTAGGAAGCTATCTCATCAAACTTTTGTTCAACTTCACCAGCTACTCTGTTTTCTATCTTATCCTTAAAGGCATTCATTGTTGCTTGAATACTCATCAGTCTCTAACCTCACACACATAGCAGATGGCAAGACCATCACTGTAGAAGGTTTGCACTGATACGATCTCGTATGTATTACCAAGGCCAATAACCTTGTCTTCATCGTCAGGGACGACAGCAAGACCTAGTGCTGGGATGATACAGCGGCTAGACCCACGACGAACTTCGTCACCAATGGGAAGCCCCACAGAGAAATTAAAGAAGTAAGAACTTACAGTATAGTCTGTGGTGGCTGCGCCATCTACTGTACCTGTAGCAGGGTTATAGGTTCCAGCCGTACTGGTCTTCCTAAGTGTTACATCTGAACCAAAGTCTCTCACGAGATTTAGTAGGTCAAAGGAGCGGAATGACATATCTTACTCCTTATTCGTATTCAGGTGTTTGGTAGCTTGGTGGGTTCTTGAAACGATCTCTACGGAAGGAGCCTTCGATACGGTTAGTGTTAGCTCGTACAGCCTCAACGGTACTCTTAGTGATACCACCAGCTAAGACCCCTACCGAAGCACCTGCGGTCTTACCTTGGTACTCTAGGTTATCTGCTAGAGCCATATACTGCTTGGCTAAGTCGGAATAGTCAGCACTCAAAGCACCACTTAATTGTGTCGTTACCTGTCGGGAGTATTTAGAGGCAATGACACGGGCAATCCAAGCTCCTGAGTAATACACGTTACTGCCGTTCTCAGAAAGGGCAAACGTAACCTCTTCGTTTTGAACCTGTTGGTCATCAGTGTTAGTATCGCCAACCAATAGGCGTACTGTATTGAGACGACCAGAGGCCGTGGTAGTGTCCAAGTCTGTAGGATCGTAAGACCATGCCATGTAAGTCGTCTCCGTTGTTATTAGTCAGCGAGAACCTTGTCTCGAATGTCGTAGAAGTCTTCCGTAATCCAGCGATTAACATTAAGGAAGCGCCTGATTAGGCCACGTTGCTTGTCGTCAATCTTAGACTTCTTACACTTCTTAGCTTCAAACTCTGTCTTACTGGAGGTACGTTTGTTTACCTCGACATTAAGTAGGTTAACTAAGGTCTCTAAGTCTTTACCAGCAAGTTCAGACAGTCGATCTCCAACCTTGTTCTGAACCTCAAGCTCTTTGTTGTGGTGAATGTAACCAGCGGCGTATAAGGTAGAAACCTTGTCTTGGTCTATCCCTCGCTCTGCCCAGTTAAAGTGATCTCCACGTTTCCAATTCGTATTATCCGCCAGTAAAGGCATCTTGATAAACACAGGCCAATCGACCTGCCAACCCAAGTATGTGGGGTGCATAGGGACTCTCCATTATATGAATACTGTTATGTTCTGTTATATATTGGGTTGTACCCCAAGCCGTTAAGCTCAGGGTACACCTTTAGTAGTATCGCTTAGGCGATTACGGCTGAGAAGAAGTAACCCAAGTCAGCGCCTGTGACTTTCATGTCATAGGACATTTTAACTTGGATGTGTTCTGCAACCTGTTGACGCTTGAGAGCATCGTCAGAGAAGGACTCAACGGTAACACCGAGGTTGTTTACGCCGGGAACTGAGTTCCATGCGAATGTCAAACCAGCGGCAGGGGTCATCAGACCTGATGCACGAGGTGTGTGTACCAACAGAGCGTTCTTACCACCGATGAAAGAGTTGCTTTCAGCAAGACCTTCGGCAGCACCGTTCTTAACAGCTTCCATGACGTAGAAGTTCTCTACTTCAAAGATTTCTGCCAGTTTAGCATCTGTAATCAAAGCTGTGTTTGTTACAGTTGCGCCACCGTTCAAACGGGCGAGGATGTCTGGGTGGTTAACCAAGATGTCACGAACTTCTTTACCAACAACCATTGTGTTTGGCTTGAAGCCACCTGATGCCAACTGCATGGTACGACGACCATTAGTTACGTCAGAGATTGGTGTGGAGTTAGTGTAGTCAGACCACAAGTTTGCAGGAGTTACGTCTGTAGTCCAGACGCCAGCCTTAAAGAATGTGTCAGCGAAACGCTCTTCACGGTCGATCAACAAGCGAGTTGTCAATGTCTGTGCGCCAGCGGAACGGATTTCCAACATTGCATCTTCGTTAGCGATAGTCTGCTCATCGAAGTCCATGCCGAGGCCATACACGTCAGCGTAGTAAGCATCGTTGGAGATTGCCATACCGATGCGATTAACTTCTGTGCGTGGCGCAAGTTTCTTTACGTCACCAGAGCGGTTCATGTTCGCACGGTCATAGGTGTAGAACTTGTCAGACTGACGAGCAACGCCTACGGTTGGAAATACTTTATCAGCGACAAAGTTAGTTTGTTCTTGTACATAGGCCAGTGTCAGATTAGACAACGGCTGGTCAATATGTACCTGAGATGGGGTCAAAAGTGGCATTAGATTATTCCTTTAAATGCTAGATTAGGCAGCTACGTTGCCACCTTGGATCATTTCGATTTCGATGATCTGACCATCTACACCGTCTTCACGGGCATAACCAAGTACAACATCACCTGTGGCTGCGAGAAGGGCTGTGCCATCTGCGCCAGTTTGGATTTGATCGCCAGCAGTAATAGCACCACCAGCTTCTACCATGACGGAACCTGAGACACATACGGTCACGGCAGCGCCAGCAGCAGCACCAGCAAGACATACGCCCATAGCGTTCTCACCAGCAGCGTCAGCTAGGTCAACTTGACCGTCAGCTTCCAGAGTTACGAATTTGAATTGTGCTGCGGAAAGGTCTTCCCCAGCGATAAAAGTGCGGTTATCACGAGACTGCATAACGGCCATTGTTATTCCCCTTTGTAGGATTTAGTGATGAGTGCTTTGCCTTCGTCGGTCTTAGCTACAGCAGCATAAGCCTTGGCGAACTCACTCTTTTTCAGTTGGTTTTCGTCCATGTAGGACTTTACGAGAGCATCCAGTTTGTCAGCAGAGGTAGCGAACTCACCGTCTACATCGGACTTACCAAATTCTTGCATGGAGGCTTCAAAAGCTGCATCAGCGGCCTTGAGCATTACCATAATTGCTTCATCTTCTGAGAATGATTTCAGAAGTGACTTAGCTGCACCAGCTTCAAAGTGTGGCAGAACTTCTTCTGCTTTCTTTGTCAACTCAATGTCAGCCTTTTCGATTTCACTTTCACGCTTGGCTACAGCAGCAGCTTCAAGTGCTTTCAGGACTGGGGCTGGGATGTCGCTCTTAGCTACCATCTCACCGTCGATGTCCATCATTTCTTCTTCCGCTTTCTTCTCAATTGAGTCGGCACGAATAACGTAACCGTTGTCAATCAGACCTTTGCGGAGGTGTTGGTTTTCAGCAGTAAGACGATCAACATCAGCCTTAAGTGCTTCAACATCAACTTCGGGAGCTTCTACAGCCTCAAGGTCAGACTTCTCAGCGACCTCTTCAACAGCTTCGTCAGCTTTTTCCATGTCGTAACCGAGAGCTTTCATAGCTTCGCCACGTCCACAGCCTTTGTCATCCATGTACGCCTTTACTTTGGCTTCCATATCTTCATTCATTTTCGTAATTTCCTCTTCGGAATTGTCACGCTTGAAGAGGGAAACCATTGCTTGTGCATTGGCTGGACGATCCACAAGGGAAAGTTCTTCAAGGTGCAAGTTTTTCAGGAGATTAGGCAAGTTAGATTTCCTCCTTAATAGCACGTCCACCTATAGAGAACGCAGCGAGTTCACCAGATTTGACCATATCCCAGACGGTATCATCGAATACTTTGTAAGCGACAACCCATCCTTCACGATCAGACTGGATACCAAGAGCATCACCAATTTCTTTAGTGATAGGAAGAGAGTGGACAACTACGCCAACCTGATCTCCAACGTGCATGGCCTTGCCGACCCGCACATGCTCCATAAATTCATTAACGGCTTTTACCAGTGTGCCAGCTTCGATAACGTCACCCTGACGATCAATAACTGCCTCACCCTTTTCTGTAACTACAGAAGCCCATCCGTAGACCATACGCTGTTCGTCGTCAGTCTTGAGGATTTTACCTTCAATATTCTTTGTCATTTCACCCACCGATGTGTTGGATTCCCACATACGACATGACCAGTAGCCAGCCGTTGTTTTATCTTTCTTGGTATCGCAAGAATGGCGGGAGCGGAAATTGGCACGAGCTTTAGGATCATCACGACGAATTTCCATGTTAGGGTCTCCGAAAGCTACCCGTTTAACCTTACCACCGTCCTGTACGAATACTTCAAACTTCTTGTTGCCACCCTTGATACGCCGAGGCTTGTTTAGGGTAACAGTTTCACCCTGATATTCAGCCTTGGCAAAGTCTACCTTTAGTATCTCAGCTACAACAGCCCTGAGAGCCTCTATACGGCTCACTGATGGCTCTTCTGCCTCTTCGGTAGCCTTACCCCCTTCGTAGAACGAAAGGTACGCCTCGTGGCTCTCACCGGGCATGTAAACAGCCTGTCCATCGTAGTCAGAAACGTGAGTGGCTCCACCCATGCCCAAGTCCATAGAACGAGAGATAGCTTCTGGCTCAGTAGTGAAGATGTCGTTAGCGTATTGTGCCTTGCGGAGAGTTGATAACTTGTGGCCTACCATAGTACCTGTAGGCTTACCTTCGTCATCAATGATCTCAATACGAGCGGCAGGTTCTTCTTTTGTGCCTGTGATCTTTACAGGTATGCCAGAGACCTTACCGTCACGAACAACCTGACGGATAATTCCACGGGCAGTTCCACCAGAACTATTCCAAGATACCTTTTGTCCAACTTTCATTAACCTGTAACCTTTGCTAGATAACCTTTGAATATACCAAATACGACTGCGTTGTTATCCGTTGTCTCACATCTCACACGAACATCTGAGTTCTTTGGTACAATAATTGCGGGATCAAGGCTTATGTCAGAGTTTCCGCCAGTTGAAGATGCGGTAAAGCAAGCTGTCTGCAAGAATACCCCATTTGGTTTCTTTATTTCAACGTAGAAGTCAACGGCAGCAGACTGTTTGGCACTTACCGCCCCATAGAAACCAGTCATAACGTAGTAGTCTTCTTTACTGAAAGATGTCGCTGCCTTGAAGGACTGTTGAAACCCCAGAGGAATATCAATGTGTATCTTAGTTTCATCAGTTGGGACACCATTGCTAGTTGCCGTATCCTCATATGCGACTACACGACCAACAAGTTCTGTTCCGCTGTTGTTAGATATTCTGGATATTCTTGCAACACCTGTGTTCAGTGCTACGGGTGTCTGACCACTTAGTGTAACTAACTGAACCACAAAGGTTAAATCGTCGCCTGATATTGTGTGACCTTCGACCCTAATCTCTTGTGTATCAGATGCGGAAGAAGAGGAGATGTGTGTGATACCATCGTCTGAGATGTAGGCTTCGTTTCCACCTACTGTCCAGACGGTCTCTAAAGTGTTTGCGGTTAGTTCTGCTGACTTACCAAACTTAAGGAGAGACTTGGCTTTCCTGTCTATAGATACAACGTCACCGTAAGTAGACTGTATTTCACGCTCAGATTGAACTAGGCGACCATCTGGAACTTCGTATGTGCGCCTCTGCCACCCTCCGAACATTTGATCTATCTCCTGTGTGAGTATTACGTCAGGGTTTGTTGCGTCTTCTACAACAGGTCTACCCGTTAAGATGTCCCCAGCTAACAGGGTATTGTTTTGCGTTATTGATGCAGTGTCAACTTCTGGTACGCCAGATATAAGGTTGACCGCTGAAAAGTTCTCAGCTTCCGTTATAGGAGCTACAGAAACAACAGGTTGTGCAGCAAGTACACCATCAGCTTGTAACGGGTAGTTCTCCGTTAAGGTAGCGTCAGATAGGACTGGCTGGCCTGTCACAAGGTCGTTAGCTTGGAAGCCGTAGACTTGGATTAAACCAGTTGTAGAGACAATAGGTTGACCCGTTAGTATGGCCGTAACGGAAATACTCTGGGACTGTGTTATCGTTGTGTCGGCAGCGAAGAAGTACGTCTGCCAGTCTGTAATTAAGCTGTCATCTGTCAGGTGGGAAGTATCAACAGATAAAGACTGGGGTGGGCCAGTGAGAATACTGACTGCAACTAAGTCTGTCATACCCTAACCCCCTTTTATGCTGGGTCAGGAATACCGATAGTAAACGAACCTAACGAGAATGTGTTGCCTACTGTGACAGACTGAGATGTGCTTAAACCCCCAGTGGCGTATAGAGTGCCAGAACCGTCCGTGATAGCGTAGAAGGATGCTGTTCCTGTGCCTGTAACACTTGCGTCTGTTACCGCCGCTACCGTAACCTCACGCCCACCACCAGTTCTATCAGCAGGGGAACCTGTTGTTGTGGAGGATGTACCTAGAGAATAGGTAGAGGTGGCTTGTGCGTATGTCGTAGGTTCAGTAGAACAGATGTCGATACGAGTACCATTTGTCGTCAAGGTTGACAAACCATCGTCAAGAACTGCGTTTGCTAGACTTGCCATTGTTACTCTTCCTCTTCAACTGTAGTGGGCTGACCAACATCAGGGTCGTATTCCAAGTCAGCTATGTCCATAAGGTCTTTAACAACCTCTGGGTGAGAGGATACATCAATGTTAGCGCCATTCAAGTTACGGAGGAAGGCTGCAACCTCACGGAGATCATGTGGAGCGACATCACCAGCAGTGATAGTTGGCATCAGGTCATAATTCAGACCGTTCAACTGCCAAAGACGCTCGACCAACTGTTTGTTGAGAACGTCAACGATTGCTTGGATGTAACTCTCAAGCGCACGGAGGAACAGGTCTGTCTTCGACTTGGAGAGAGCATAAGAACCCCCAGAGGAACCAAGCAGAAGAAACTCAGAAAGTACAGAACGAGCAATGTCATGCTGGTAACGACTAACGATTGGATTGATGTCAATGTTGCGTTTACCATTGGATGCCATAAGCTCAATGTCAACTAATCTAGTGGAGGAAGGTGCTCCATCTTTATCGGGGTAGGTGTCGGATGGCAGTATAATGTAACCTTGCTCGTTGAACTTAACGTCTCGTAAGATTTGCTGCAAGTTGTGTACAAATCCTGATTGAGCAGAAGAAGCGTCCCCAGAAAGATACTCAGCGGGAATACGAGCGACAGGAATACCCGCCAACTCTCGTTCAACCGCAATGGCCTCAATAGCCTGTAAGTTGTTAAGGTACTCGTAAGAAGTATAAGCGTTACGAAGAATACTACGGCCACTTGGATCACCATTTATTGAGGTAGTGCGGTAATACAATGACTTATTAAGTGGGATATAGTTTCTGCTTGCCATAAGCCCGACTGACTGCTCAATACCTAGAACATCACCAGTCTTTTGATCTACGTCAAACTTATTTATAGTCCAAGGCGCACGGGCTGCAATCTTACGCACACCAATACGTCCATCTGTGTATTTAGAGTGTTTCTTATCAGAACGCTCAGTTGGGCCAACACGCCGCTTGTAGATAACCTCGAACCAACCGAAGCCATACGACAGAAACGACAAGGCTTCTGCAATGTGGTCATCTAGTGTATGATCCATGTCATCAAGAACGCTCTTAACGAAGTCAGCTTCCGCTTTAGCTGCATCACTCTCGTCAACTGGGTTAACATGAAGGTCAACATCACGAAGGATTTGCTCAACAGAATACATAACAGCACCAACGGTACTATCGTTGTCACGCATCTCACGGTACTTGCGAATGGCTTTCTTGCCACGCAGTTCAGGGAGAAACTCATCAGCACGGATTTGACCGTTATGTGTGTTATCGCCAGCTACACCAAGGGTGGATTTAGCTTTGGCTTCTGAGAGCTTCTTAACCATGAGGTAGGTTCCATTATTATTTCTGTGAAAGTCCCTTGGCACTTGAGTAAGCGAGGGTCAGTTTGGGTTTCGCATATCCGTTGAGTGAGAGGTCTGTAATTGCCCATACACAGGCATCAAGTCTATCTGGGGAGCCAATCGACCCTAGTGGTTCCCATGTTCTCATTTGTGTCTCTAGTTCGTTTAGCGAAGCCCCATCAGGGGGATTAGCCACATGCTTTACTAAACCACGCTCGTACAATGCCGATAAAAGTTCAGCCCTAGCGAACTTACCATGAGATGCTCTAACAGCCTTATAGGGTACTGTAGGGTCTTCTCCGTGGATCGTCTGTTTAACCATATCACCACCTTGGTTAACTTCCGCTACAATACGGTCAGCTTGGTATTGGTGATACAGTTGAATAGCTTTAGATGCCCAACCCTGTGGTGATAGCCTATCAGTATAATCTCCGAGGACATAGGCAATACCGTTAATGTCAATACCTGCGACAACAATACCCGTCATGTCACTCTCAGCGTTAGAGGTAACAGCGGGATCAAGTGCAACGACAATACGGGAAAGGTCTGGGACTACCTCATGCTTAACTGAGGCGTCATCTAGCATAGCTGTAGTCCACAAGGCTCCTTGAGCTTCTTCTAGGACTTCTTCATAAAGCTCTTGTCTACCTAGTCTAGTTCCTTCGTACTGCTCTTTAACAGCAGTGAGGTATGTGTTAGCTAGGTTAGCTGAGTTATCAAAGGTACTACCAGTGGTAACTACAGTCTTAGGGTCTTTGAGTATCTGACGAATAAGTTTGGTTGGCTTAGGGGTGGTCGTAACCATGATCCTTGGGTGTTTACCCAGACGCATACAAAACTGTAGCATCTGCCAAGTGTCCATGTCCTTGTTCCAAGCAGCAGTCTCATCACACCATGCTAACTCAAACTGTGGGCCACGGAGACGCTCAGGTTCCTCAGCGGAGAAGAACTGTACTTGCGCTCCATTCTCCCATGTTAGTGTACGTTTAGTTGGAGACCACTCAGGGAACCCCATCTTCTTACCTGCGTAGGTTCTGTCACCCTTCCAGCATACCGATAGGAAACCAGATTCACCCTTGACCATAACTCGTTCAATATCTGAGTTAGTGGAAGCTACAGCAGCTATACGCTTAACACCACGCTTAACATTATCTCTAACCCACTCAACGCCTGACCTAGTTTTACCAAATCCACGACCAGCGTTAATGAACCAAGTGTTCCAATCGTCATTGATAGGCTCCAGTTGGTTATCTCTAGCCCAGAACATCCAGTCATGCTTGAGTTCTTCGGTCTTCTGTGGCCCTAGTTGCTCGAAGATGTCCTTAACTTTACTCTGAGGTAATCCTCTAAGAGCATCGGCAGTTATCTTCCTCACAGGTACAGGTTGTTTCTTCTTCGGGGGCATTTTCGTTGTATCCAAGTAACGACATAAGTGTGTCAACAGCACTTTCGTCTAGGTCAGGGTCAGTCTCTTGCTCAACTTCAATGTTAGTCTGAGTTGGACTCCAGCCACCCTTAGATCGTAGGAACAATTCTTGTGATTTAAAGTCACCATCTAGTGCTTGGTCTATGACCCTCTTACCGACAGCACCATTGATCTTCGCTCGTTCCATCTCAATGAACGACCCATAGATTTTGTACATAGTGGATAAAGACTTTGGGGCATCCTGTAGGTGTTGCATTGAGGCAATCATTTGACGAATACCAATGCCACCTTGGATACAGTCCAAGATGTGCTTCTCTACTAACTTACTGTAGGGTAATGCTGCGATCATAACGATAGTCTCCGCCCTACGGGCTATTAACGACAAGATTAAAGGTAACTTAAGTGGGTAGTCGATATCACTACCTACAGTTAATCGGCAAGAACTTTGTAACTTAAGTTATATCTGTGAGAACATACTTCTTGGTTTAACTTGTAGGAGTGATTCTTGAGGGGAGTAACTATAGTTATGACTTACGTTATATAGTCTAGTAGTATATATCGTAGTGGTAATAATTTACGTTAAAACTTAAGTTACTCTCTCTCTCATATTACTATAGGGATATATTTCAGAATATTATTCACTTTATTTTTACTTTTTGTCAACTATTTTACAATCGACTGTTTTACAACGAAAGTATTTTCTGTTTTTTGTCGTGTTTTCGTGAGTAATATTACCGTTTTGTAACAGTTCGTGATGACGTAAGCGGATTTCCGCCGATATATACCTTGGTGGGTACTCCAGATATAACGTCCGTTTGAACGTGGTGGGTAGGGCAAAAGTAATTTTTGGTTTTGGATTCATGTGGTGTTAACGGGCCGCCGAAAGTGATTCGCCCGTAATGTCAAGGGGCCCCAACAAAAATGTGACAAATGTTACAAAAACGTGCAAAACTGTAACAAAACGTGAGTAAACAAAAGAAAAACTTGACAGAGGATAGGCGATTCGCCCACTCCCCGCATGTGATTCGCCAGTCTGAAACTGAGCCCCATTAACTGAACGCCCGTTCAATTCTATAGGTTAAACGATTGACAAAACGACAAAAGCCCCGCCTAAGCGGAGCCAATGTTAGAGCGTGGGATGTACCTTAGAAAACGTGCGGCTCTATCTCGAATTGATAGCGGGAGTCGTGCTTATGTTCCAGCACTAGCCGCTTGTCGATTGCATGGGCTTCACAAGCGCAGGTATAATAACAAAACCGCTTGCCACCCGTTAGCATATAGACTCGCCATTCCATTAGATAAATCCCGCTAACAATAGGGCGCTAGCAACAGTGTTAGTATTGCAGCACTCACACCATCCCCTTGCGTTATCTGGCTCAATATCCGTCGTATAATCGCAATCGTCATTCATGCAAATTGCAGGGGATGCTAGCAGGCCGATAGACTCCAGCATATCCAATGGGCTTTCATATCCCCAATCATCAGCCAAGGTATTGAGTTTCTCTTTTGCCTTATCCATTACAGTGACTCCTCGTTTAGATAGGTGAAGCATTCATC